CTCTATGCTGTCTTGGAGTTTTTTGAGGCGCGGGGCGGGCAGCTTTATGGGTTTCGGTTTCGTGATCCGGTTGATTTCCGGTCTTGCCCGCCGCTGACGGTGCCGAGCGCGATGGACCAGCGGATCGGGACCGGGGATGGTGTCACAAAGACGTTTCCGCTGGTGAAGACCTATGCCGATGCCGGTGGCGGGTGGACGCGAGCCATTGCCAAGCCGGTGGAAGGATCGGTTTTGGTTTCGGTGAATGGCGTGGCGACGACGGGTTTCAGCACGGACCATGAAACGGGCATCGTTATGTTCGCGGCGGGGCATGTTCCTGCTGTCGGGGCGGCGGTTCGGGCGGGTTTCGAGTTCGACGTGCCAGTGCGGTTTGATATTGACCGCATCGATGTGAGCCTGAGTGCTTTCGAGGCCGGGCGCATTCCTTCCATTCCGCTGGTGGAGATTTTGCCGTGAAGACAGTGCCAGAGGGTTTTGCCGCGCATCTTGGTGGCGAGGCGACGACGACGTGTCATTGTTGGAAGGTGAGCCTGCGCGACGGCGTGGTGCTGGGTTTTACCGAGCATGACGAGGCGCTGACATTTGGCGGCGTGACCTATCTGGCCGCAAGCGGTTTTCAGGCAGGCGAAAATGATAGCGAGACGGGACTTGCGGCCAGCAGCGGCGAGGTGGCGGGTGGGTTTTCCAGCGAGGCGGTCCGTGAGGCCGATCTGGCTGCGGGACGTTGCGACGGCGCGAAAGTGGAGCTTTACCGCGTCAACTGGCAGGTGCCGGAGCAGCATGTGTTGCTGAAGGTGCGGGAGATTGGCGAGGTGACGCGGGCGGGCGGTGCCTTTACGGCGGAGCTGCGCAGTTTCGCGCACAGGCTAAGCCAGCCGCAGGGCCGGGTCTATGGACGGCGATGCGATGCGGCACTGGGTGATGCCAGGTGCGGGACTGATATTGCAGCGTTTCGGGTTAACGGCGCGGTGGTTTCCGTGGATGGCACCGGGCGGATGGTGGTGTCCGGGCTGGGTGCTTTTGCCGAAGGTTTTTTCCGGCAGGGCAAGCTGATGTTTTCAAGCGGCGCGAATGCGGGCCGCAGTTTCGATCTGGATGACCATGCGCTGCGCGACGGGGTGGCGAGTTTGAGTTTCTGGTTACCGCTGGAGGTGGCACCGCAGGCGGGTGATGCGTTCACCGTGACGGCGGGGTGCGACAAGAGCTTTGGCGTCTGCAAGGCGAAGTTTGCCAACCACCTGAATTTTAGAGGCTTTCCGCATATGCCGGGGGCGGATTTTGCCTATTCCTATGTGACGAGCCGCACCCAGCACGATGGCGGAGCGCTGTTTTCATGAGCGATATCGGTGAACGGGTTTTGGCGGTGGCGGATAGCTGGATCGGCACGCCGTACCGGCATCAGGCCTGCCTGAAAGGCGTGGGCTGCGATTGCCTGGGCTTGGTGCGCGGTATCTGGCGCGAGCTTTATGGTGATGAGCCGGAATTGCCGCCACCCTATGCGCGCGACTGGGCGGAGCGTGGCGGTGAGGACCGGCTGATGGCGGCAGCGGTGCGGCATTTTCAGCCCATTGCCAACATGGCGCAAGCGTTGCCGGGCGACATGCTGCTGTTTCGCTGGCGTCCGGAATTTGCGGCCAAGCATGTGGGCATTCTGGCCGGACCCGATCACTTCATTCATGCCTATGAGGGGGCGTCCGTGCTGCGCTCGGCGCTGGTGCCGTCGTGGCGCAGGCGCATTGCGGGGGTGTTTCGATTTCCGGAGGGGTGAGGGACGGGGTTTCTTCTCCCCGATGGGGAGAAGGTGGCCTGAAAGGCCGGATGAGGGGGCAACGTTGCCGTACCCGTTGACCCTTGCCCCCTCATCCCGCTGCCGCGAACTTCTCCCCCTCGGGGAGAAGAAACCCGGCCGTACAGTCTCATTCATCCATAAAAGTCCCGTAAGATAAAAAGAGATAAGATATGGCAACCCTTGTTCTACAGGCGGCGGGCGCTGCACTTGGCAGTATTTTTGGACCTGTTGGTGCCATTATCGGCAGGGCGGCGGGGGCGCTGGCGGGGAGCGCGGTCGATGGCGCGCTGTTTTCCTCTTCTAAAACGGTGAGCGGTGCGCGGCTTTCGACGGCGCGTATTCCTGGGGCCGAGGAGGGGGCGGCGATTGCGCGTGCTTATGGCACGGTGCGGATTGGCGGCACGCTGATCTGGGCCACGCGCTTCGAGGAAAGCGTGACGCGGGAGCGGCAGGGCGGCAAGAGTTCCAGCAGCAGCAGCACGACCGTCGAGACGTTTCAATATTTCGCCAATCTCGCCGTGGGCCTGTGCGAAGGCGAGGCTGCCATGGTGCGGCGGGTGTGGGCGGATGGGCAGGAGCTTGACCTGACCGGCATCGAAATGCGGTTCTACCCCGGCAGCGAGACGCAGCTTCCCGATCCGCTGATCGAGGCCAGACAAGGGGCGGGCATTGCGCCGGCCTATCGCGGATTGTCTTATGTGGTGTTCGAGCGGTTGCCGTTGGATGGTTTCGGCAATCGTATTCCGCTGCTGCAGTTCGAGGTGGTGAGGCCCATCGGCAAGCTGGAGGGGCAGATGCGGGCGGTGACGGTGATACCCGGCGCGACGGAGCATGGCTATGCGACGGTTGCGGTGTCCGAACGGTCCGGAGCGGGTGAAAGCCGGGTGATGAACCGGAATACGCTGGCGGCGGCAACCGACTGGCAGGCCTCCATCGACGAATTGCAGGCGCTGTGCCCCAATCTGGAAAGCGTGGCGCTGGTGGTGACGTGGTTCGGTACCGACATGCGTGCCGGGGAATGCCGCATTCTGCCCGGTGTGGAGGTGGGCTTCCGCGACCGCGAAAGTGCCACATGGTCTGTTGCTGACATGGGCCGTGGACAGGCGCGGCTGGTGAGCCAGCGCGATGGCGGCCCGGCCTATGGCGGCACGCCGAGCGATACATCGGTGTTGCAGGCCATTGCCGATTTGAAGGCGCGGGGCTTGAAGGTATGCCTTTATCCGTTTGTGATGATGGATGTGCCAGCGGGCAATGCTCTGCCCGACCCCTATGGCAAGGTGGAACAGGATGCCTATGGCTGGCGCGGCAATATTACCTGCCACCCGGCGGCGGGGCAGAGCGGGAGTGCTGACCGCACGGTTACGGGGCGGGCGCAAATCTCGACCTTCTGCAATCGGGCCGACGGGTACCGCCGCATGGTGCTGCATTATGCGGCGCTGGCGAAGCAGGCAGGCGGGGTGGATGCGTTTCTGATCGGCTCTGAATTGCGTGGCCTGACGCGGGTGCGGGATCAGGCGAATGCCTTTCCCTTCGTAGAGGAACTGGTGCGGCTGGCGGGTGACGTGCGCGCCGTTGTGGGCGCTGCGACGAAGCTGACTTACGCTGCCGACTGGAGCGAATATTTTGGGTATCACCCGGCGGATGGGTCGGGTGACGTGTTCTTTAATCTCGATGCGCTTTGGGCGAGCCAGCATATCGATGCTGTGGGCATCGACAATTATATGCCGCTATCCGACTGGCGCGACGAGGATGTGCTTGAGGGTAACCCGGATGGTTTTGAGGGTGCCGACGATGCGGCGGGGTTTGGGCGCAGCATTGAGGGCGGCGAGGGGTTCGACTGGTATTATGCCAGCGAAGCAGACCGGGAGGGCCGCAAGCGCAGCGCCATTTATGACGGGTTGAAGGGCAAGCACTGGGTTTATCGCAACAAGGATTTGGCAGGCTGGTGGCAGAACCGCCATTATGACCGGGTGGGCGGCGTGGAACGTGCGGCACCAAGTACCTGGGTGCCGGGCATGAAACCGTTCTGGTTGACCGAGCTGGGTTGCCCCGCGATCGACAAGGGCGCGAACCGGCCGAACACCTTCATCGACCCGAAATCATCCGAAAGCGCCTATCCCCATTTTTCCAGCCGGATGCGCGCAGACAGCCAGCAGCGGCGGTTTCTGGAGGCGCATCATGACCATTGGGCGGGTGGTTCTGCGCTTCAGGGCATGGTTGATCCAGCCAGGGTTTTCGTCTGGACATGGGATGCACGACCTTACCCGGCATTTCCGCAGAACACGGCGACGTGGAGCGATGGAGCGAACTGGCGCACCGGCCATTGGCTGAATGGCAGGCTGGGGGCGACGACGCTGGCTGATCTGATCGCGGCGGTTCTGACGGAACATGGCTTTGCGGATTTTGATGTGTCCGCTGTCACCGGTGACGTGGCTGGTTATGCCCAGGGCGACGTGACGGCGGCGCGCAGCCTGCTGGAGCCGCTGCTGGAAGCGTTTCAGGTGGATGTGATCGAGGATGGAGCGATGTTGCGCTTCGTCTCTCGCGGGAAGGCTGCGACGAAGACGACGATGGTGTCTGCTTTTGCGGATATCGAGGACTCGGCGCTGTGGTCTGAAGCGCGTGGGCACGAGAGCGATTTTGCGGCGGAGGCGGTGCTGACCGCGTATAATCCGGCGCTGGATTACGAGCAGGCCAGCGTGCGCTCGCGCCGCATAGACAATGCCGGCAACCGGGTGGTGCGGTATGATCTGGGCGCTGTGCTGGCGCAGGAGACCGCGCAGAATGCGGTGGAGGCGCTGTTGCGCGATAACCGGCTGGCGCGCCGCACGGTGCGCTTTTCGATTGCGCCGAACGAGATCGCGCTCGACCCCGGTGACTGTGTGGAGCTGGAGGGCGGGCCGACCGGACGGTTTCTGGTGAGCCGGATCGAAGACGGTGATGTGAGGCGCATCGAGGCGCGGGAATTTGCGCCATCGGCCATTGCCCTTTCCGGCGAGACGGAAACGCCACGCACGGGAAGCGGGGGTGCATCCAGCGGGTTCGACCCTGACATCGTGCTGATGGATCTGCCGCGATATGAGGCGGGTGATGCGCCGGGCTTTGCGCGGATTGCGGCTTTTGCCAAGCCATGGCGACGCATGGCGCTGTCCGTTTCTGCCGGAACCGAAGGGTATGAGGCGCGGGCGCTGCTGGATCAGCCAGCGAAGATCGGCGCGCTTGCGAGCGCTTTACCCATGGGATTTGCCGGAAGGTTCAATGTATCTGGCGCAATCGAGATTACGCTGCCTTACGGCGATCTGGCCTCTGCCACCGACCTTGCGGTGCTGAATGGCGCGAACCGCATCGCTGTTCGTTGCGTGGGTGGTGCCTGGGAGATTGCCGCTTTTGCAAAGTCGGAAGAGGTAGCGGCGAACCGCTGGCGGCTATCGCGGTTGTTGCGCGGGCTTGTGGGAACCGAGGACGCTATGGCGGCGGGTGCCATTGTCGGTGCCGAAGTGGGGTGTTGGACGCGGGCGTGGTGCCGATGGGGCTGCGCGCCGACGAGCGCGGTTTGCAGCTGAACTGGATCATCGAGGCGGCGGGTGCGCAAATTTCGAGCGTCGGGCCGTTTGCCTTCGCGGGTGGAATGCGGGCGGAAACGCCGCTGGCACCGGTACATCTGCGCGGGGTGCGAAGGGCGGACGGCGTGCGCCTGACATGGGTGCGGCGCGGGCGCGTGGAAGCCGATGGCTGGGACGCTGCCGATATTCCGCTGGACGAGGTGGCCGAGCGCTACCGGGTCGAGATCCTATCCGACGATGTGGTGCGGCGAACAATCGAGGTGAGCGAGGCAGCTTGCCTTTATGCCGCGAGCGACGAGGTGGCGGATTTCGGTTCGCCGCAGACCACGCTTGTGATTCGGGTGCGCCAGCTTGGCCGGGCGGTGCCGCGGGGCATCGCCACCAGCGCCGTTTTGAGGGTTTAAACTTCACAATAACGTCAACCGAGAAAGGGTAGAGCATGGACAATATGAAAGCCTGGTATCAGTCGAAAACCGTCTGGGGCGCGCTGATTGCGGTGTTGGCACCGCTGCTGCATGTGGTGGGCTTGAACCTGCCTGTTGGGTTCGAAGGCGAGCTTGCCGAGGGGCTGGTGACGGTGGCCGGCGGCGTGGGTGGGTTGATTGCTTTGTATGGGCGATTGGCTGCGACGAGTTCGATTAGGTAGGGGATTGCTGCTTGTAGGGCAGTGGGTGTGGCTAGCCCCCCTCTGCCCTGCCGGGCATCTCCCCCACAGGTGGGGAGATCGACTCGCGGGTAGGTCTCGGCCACCTCTAGCGGTCCGGATGGGGCAAGGGCTGTTTCGCCCGTTCTTCATCCCTAGAGGCTGCGAGGAGGTGGTGAGCATGCGTCTTGCCTATCTCCCCACCTGTGGGGGAGATGCCGGCAGGCAGAGGGGGGCTAGCCGCGCGCGCTGCCGCTCACATCACGCTCAACTCCACCACCCCCCACATTCATTTGCCATTCAGACGCTTTGCGATACATATTCGGCCAAGAATTCGTTTCGACGTGCATCCGATTTTTCTTTGGAAGTTTTTTGCAATGGCATCACCCCTCATCATCGCGACGCTTGCAGCCGGTCTCTCCGGCTTTCCTGCGCCGCAGGTCGATGGGCAGGGTGTGCAGGTGCAGGGTCGGGTGCAGCAGGTTGCGAGCGACTGCAGCTCTGCCGTTTCCCGCGTGGTGCGCGAGACGGGCGGCCAGCTGCTGTCCGTTTATCCCAGCAATGACGGCCAGAATTGTGTCGTGACCGTGCTCGTTCAGGGCAATGGCGAGCGCCCTCGCAAGGTGACGATGCGCGTACCGATGTAG